TGCCGCGAACATGTATACAATTGTAGCAGAGTTTAAAAAGTTATATTCAGATTAGGAGGTAGAGCATGGCTAATACTACTTCTGGAACAGTAACGTTCGACAAGACATTTGCTGTTGATGAAATTATACAAGAAGCTTATGAGCGACTTGGTATTTCAGCAGTAAGTGGTTATCAATTAAAATCAGCGAGAAGATCTCTTAACGTTCTTTTTCAAGAATGGGGTAATAGAGGTTTGCACTACTGGGAAGTAGCAAGCGCTAATATTGATTTAATTGAAGGTCAAGCCGAATATACTTTCTATAGAGCAAGTGGTGATGGGACAAGTTCTGTAACTAACCCTTCTGGTATTTATGGTGTAGCCGATGTTCTTGAAGCAACTTTAAGAAGTAATAGAACACAAACAACTCAATCTGATTCTGCATTAACTAAAATAGCTAGATCTGCATATTCTGCTTTATCAAGTAAACTTTCTAAAGGAACTCCAGCACAATATTTTGTTCAAAGGTTCGTGGACAAAACAACTTTAACCGTTTATCCAACAGCAGATTCGTCAAATGCTTCTAAAGATTTACATTTTTATTACGTAAAAAGAATTCAAGATGCAGATTCAACTTATACAGATGCAACAGATGTTCCATACAGATTTGTACCATGTATGATTTCAGGACTTGCATTTTATTTAGCACAAAAATTTAATCAACAATTAGTACAACAATTAAAATTATTGTACGAAGACGAGTTAGCAAGAGCATTAGCAGAAGATGGTTCTTCAGCTAGTACTTACATAACTCCGAAAAACTACTACCCGAATATATAATGACTAAACCTAAAAAATACAAACCTGGTAAAAGACAAATGATTGTAACTTCAAAAGGAATTATTCCAATTGAAGCTTATCCAAATCCTGGATATGGTATAGTAAAAAAACCAACTTTACATGCAAAAGGTGGATTAGCGGGTATGAGAAGATTTAATAGAGGTGGAAAGGTTAAATAATGGCATACGCAAGAGGAAAACACGCACAGGCAATATCAGACCGATCAGGAATGGCTTTTCCATATAATGAAATGGTTAAAGAGTGGAATGGCATGTTTGTCCATAAATCTGAATATGAACCTAAGCAACCACAATTAGAACCAAGACCTCATGGTGGAGATGCACAGGGGTTACAAAATTCAAGAACAGACAGAACAGAAAATACTGTAGCACAATTATTACCACACAGCCCATTTACAACTTATGCAGCTTCTTCAGGAATTATAAATGTGTATGCACCAGATCATGGATTAACAAATGGATCAACATACAGATTTAGAGGAGCACCAACAACTGCGGGATCTTATGGTAACCCAGGCAGCTTTGATGGTATAGCAGGTTCCAACATTGCAAAATCAGCAGGTTATGCTATTACTACAGGTAAGTATGTTAGTGGAAGTAGAGACACAGACCAAACAACTAATTGGTTTTATTTTACAGTTGATACAAACACTGCAACAGCAGGTAGCGTGAAAGGAGGAGGGTTTCCAGTCTCAATAGGACCAGTAACTCTTAGTGCATAATGGCAGGATTTACATATTCAACACTTACAACAGCAATTGGTAATTATACCGAAGTAGGAACTTCTGTATTATCCAGTACAATTACAGATCAATTTATAGATAATTCAGAATTAAGAATTTTTAGAGATGTTCCAATTGATGCGGATAGAAGAGAAGTTACTGCTAATTTAGTAGCTTCAAAAGATAATGTTCATGTTCCAGCGGGCACATTATTTGTTAGAGGATTACAAGTTTATACTTCAACAACAGCTGCAACTGGTGCTAATAGCTGGTTAGAAAAGAAAGATATTAGCTACTTAAGAGAGTATGATGCGGCAGAAACTACCACTGGTACACCTAAATATTATGCTATGTCTGATGGTGGAGCTACTGGAATTGGCTCAACTTCGTCAGGTAGAATAACAATTGTCCCTACTCCAAGCTCAGCTTTTATGTATAAATTGCATTATAATGCTAGACCTCTAGGATTGAGCTCAGCAAATACTACAACTTATTTAAGCACGAATTTTGGAAATGGACTTTTATACGCATGTCTAGTCGAAGCATTTAGCTATTTAAAAGGACCGATGGATATGTTACAATTATACGAACAAAAGTATCAAACTGAAGTACAAAAGTTTGGTGCAGAACAAATAGGGAGACGAAGAAGAGACGACTATACTGATGGAGAACCACGTATAGCTGTCAACGTTCCGTCACCGTAAGGATTAAACTATGGCAACTTTAACAACTAAAATAATAGAAGAAATTACACTTAACAATAATAGTTATAATAGCGAAAGATCATTAGATATTTCTAGTGTTAATGAAATTGCTAAAAGAATTGTAACTGTTTCAACTACTGAGTCAGGTTTATTAGGTTTCTCTACGGCTTCTTCAACAGATTTATCAAAAAGTTATTTAGCAGGTCAATTCGATGAAGACGATGTTAGATACATTAGAATTACAAATTTAGATTCAAGCAACCACATTACATTAACATTTAGAGATGAAGACAGTACAGAGTTTGCAATTAAAGTAGACGCTGGACATTCTTTTATTTATCCTGGTGATAATAGTGGTGGAGTTGTAGATACTATGCATGCGGGAGGATCTGCATTAACAGTATCATTTAATGATTTAGTAGATATTACAGCTGATGCAGACACAAGTTCATGTGACGTTGAGGTGTTTGTAGGGAGCGCTTAATGGCATCAACATATACGGATATTGGAACAGAATTGATGGCAACCGGCGAAAATGCCGGTAACTGGGGAACAAAAACTAATACCAATATACAAATTATAGAAGAAGCTATTCGTGGTTATGTTGCACAATCCATTGCTGGTAGTGCACAAACAACAGCTCTAACTTATTCAGATGGTTCTACAGGTGATTCTGCAAGAAATGCAGTTATTGCTTTAACTGGAACTATCACTGGAAATCAAGTTGTAACTGTAACAGCAAAAGAAAAATGGTGGATTATAGATAACCAAACTTCTGGAGCTTATACTGTTCAATTTATGGTTTCAGGGCAAACTGGTGTTACTTGGGGAACTTCTGATAAAGGAACAAAAATTTTATACTGCAATGGTACCGATGTAATTGACACAGGAATTACATCTGCTGGAGCATTTGATTTAGATGGTGATGAATTAATTTTAGATGCTGATGCTGATACAAGTATTACAGCAAGTACCGATGATCAAATAGATTTTAGAATAGCAGGCGCTGATGATTTTACAATGACAGCGAATGCATTCAATGTATTAACAGGATCGCATGCAACGTTTGCAGATAGTGCCAATGCTAAATTTGGTACTGGCAATGATATGTTACTGTACCATGATGGATCAAATTCTTATATTACAAATGCAGTAGGTGCTTTAAAAGTAGCAACTGAAACATCTGGTATTGCAATTACATTAGGACATACAACTTCAGAAGTTACAGTTGCTGATAACTTAACAGTTACAGGAACACTAACAGGTACTTTGGCAACAGCTGCACAAGGCACTGTAACTAGTCTTGGTACGCTTACAACTTTAACCGTTGATAATGTTATTACTAACGGTACGACAATTGGTCATACAGATGATACGGATCTAATGACACTTGCAGATGGAGTATTAACAGTTGCAGGAGAATTAGACGCTACAACTTTAGATATTTCTGGTAATGCAGATATAGATGGAACTACAAATTTAGATGCCGTTGATATTGATGGAGCTGTTCAAGTTGATGCAACTATAACAGTTGGCGCAGATGATCAAGGATATGATGTAAAATTTTTTGGAGATACAGCAAGTGCTTATATGTTATGGGACACATCAGCAGATGATTTAGTCTTAGCAGGAGCTGCTGGAATTGATCTTGCTGGTGACATAGATGTTGATGGTACAGCTAATTTAGATGCTGTTGATATTGATGGAGCCGTACAAATTGATAATACTGTAACTGTTGGTGTTAATGATACAGGTTATGATGTTAAATTCTTTGGAGCAACTTCTGGAGCATATATGCTTTGGGACGAATCCACAGACGATTTAGTATTAGCAGGAGCAGCAGGAATTGATCTTGCTGGTGATATAGATGTCGATGGTACAGCTAATTTAGATGCTGTTGATATTGATGGCGCTGTACAAATAGATGGTACACTTACTACAGGTGTTGATGATACTGGAGTAGATGTTAAATTTTTTGGTGCTACGTCTGGAGCGTATATGCTTTGGGATGAATCAACAGATGATCTTATACTAGCAGGTGCCGCTAAATTATACTTATACGATGCAGCTGGTGGTGAACATATTTCTTCTGATGGAACAGATTTAACTATAGCATCAGGAGCTGCCCTTAATTTAACAGCTACAACTGATGTAGTTATTCCAGCAAACGTTGGAGTTACTTTTGGTAGTGGTGAAAAGATTGAAGGAGATAGTACAGATTTAACTATTACATCTGGAGCTAAAATTAATTTAACAGCTACTTCAGATGTAGTTATACCAGCAAACGTTGGAATCACATTTGGAACTGGAGAAAAAATTGAAGGTGATAGTACAGATTTAACAGTTACTTCAGGAGGAGCTATTAATCTTACAGCGACTACTGATGTTGTTATTCCAAATAGCGTTGGAATTCAATTTGGTGGTGCTTCAGAAAAAATTGAAGGTGATGGGACTGATTTAACTATTAGTGCAAACAATTTAACAGTAGATGCTGCAGCAGATATTATATTAGACGCTGCAGGAAACAATGTAATATTTAAATCTGGTGGAACTGCTATTTTAGATATTTCTAATAGCTCAAGTGATGCTGTAATCACTTCTAGTGTTCAAGATAAAGATATTATATTTAAAGGTGATGATGGCGGATCTGCTGTTACAGCTTTAACTTTAGACATGTCAGCAGGTGGTATAGCAACTTTTGGTGCTGCTGCCAATGTGGCCCAACAAGCAATTACTTCATCATCGAATGCTGTTGCCTGGGATGCTTCTGATAAACCAAACGCATATCATTTAACAACAGAAAATACGACTTTCTCTGCACCAACTAACGCAGTTGAAGGAGCATTTATTTGTTTAGAATTAAATTTTGATGGTAGTCATACTATCGGTTGGAATACAATTTTTGAATTTGCAGCAAGTACAGAACCAACGGAAACAGCTACCAATGCGAAAACTGATATCCATGTCTTTAGGTATAATGGCGCAGTTTGGCAAGAGGTTGGTAGAACAATGAATTTAAGTGAGAGTTAGGAGATAATATGTGGGGATTAGTAGAATCAGGATCGATTACAAAATTAATTAATAAACCAAAAGGTATGGTTATTGGAGATACTCGTCATTCAAGAAAAATATTTGAATTATGGAGCAAGTCTGAACTAGAAGCTATTGGAATTTATGAAGTAGAATTTGATAACACCAATAAAAAAGATGAACAATGGTACGCTAACACCAATCAATCATTTGCTTTTGCTGGTGGAAAAATTACAGCAAGTTATGGAACAGCTACAGCTAAACCTCATGCTGATACTACTTGGACACAAGCAGATAGTGATAATGGAGATTTACCTTCTGATAAATCTGTTGGAGATATTAAAAGCAGAGGATTAAAATATAATTTAATTCAAACAATTAAACAACAAGCTGCTGGAATATTGCGAGATACAGATTGGTATATTGTTAGAAAAGCAGATGCTGGAACAGCAGTACCAAGTTCAATCACTACTCATAGAGCAGCAGTTAGAACTAAAGCCGCAGCTCAAGAAACTCAAATTACAAACGCAAGTGATACACCAGCTCTTGAAACTTTATATACTTATGTAAATACAGCGGATGAAGGTGATCCAGAAGTTATTGAAAGACCATTAGGACAACTGCCAACATTGGAGAGTTAATGCCTTTAATTTTACCAGGAAATGTAGCTTCAGCTTTAGGTACAGGATACGACGTAGCCAACTCATGTTTGTTTGAAGCAGATACTTATATGACAAAAAGTGTATCATCAGGAAGTCAAAGAACATTTACACTAAGTTTTTGGTATAAAAGAACTAATCTAACAACAGGAGAACATCATTTTCCAATTAGTTTTTTTAATGATTCTAATAACAGAATTTCTGTTGCTTTTCAAACTGGCCACAGCTTTAGTATATATGCTGAATCTAGTTCATCATCACAGTTATATTTAAATACAAATAGATTGTTTCGTGATATCGGAGCCTGGTACCACGTCTGTATAGCAGTTGATACAACACAAGGAACAGAGGCAAATAGAGCAAAAATATATATTAATGGAACACAGGAGACATCATTTGCAGATGACGATTACCCAGATCAAAACGCTGACCTTGTAGTTAATACAGATCTTTATGTAGGAGTTTATAATACAACAAATAACTTTTTGCATGGTTATCTGTCAGAAGTTGTTTATATAGATGGAACTGCATTAGCACCAACATCATTCGGAGAATTTGATGAAGATAGTCCGACAATTTGGAAACCGATAGATGTATCAGGATTAACTTTTGGTACGAATGGTTTTTATTTAGATTTTGAAGCTAGTGGTAATTTAGGTAATGATGCAAATGGTGGAACTGATTTATCCGAAACTAATTTTGCTGCAACAGATCAAAAAACGGACACTCCTACAAATAATTTTCCAACATTAAATTATTTAGATAAAGGTTTAGCAGCTACAAATCCTACTATGACAGGAGGTAATCTTATTTTAAATAACACTACAAACTTTGGAGATTATGGTATACGATCAACTATGGCAGCTAGTGCAGGAAAATGGTATTTCGAAATGAAAATAGGAAGTAGTGGTGGTAATAGTCTTAATATTATTAAAATGGATGAAAGACTTGTATTTAGTATGACTGACAATACTCCAAATTCTGGCGTATGGGGAATTCAAGCATATGATGCTTCCAAAACAAATCTTTATAATGATTCATCTTATGTCTCTCAAAATACTGCTATGTGGGGAGGTTTTACTTCAAGTCATGTAATATCAATAGCTTTAGATTTAGATAATGGTAAAATTTTTTTTGCTAAAGATAATGCTTATGGAGATACATCTGGTAATACAGGTGATCCTGCTAATGGAGACAATCCTACTTTTACAATAGGTAGTTATTCATCAGGTGCAGATTTTTATGGATTCTATACTGAAGCAAGACAAAACGAAGATAATGGAACTCAAATGAATTTTGGTAATCCATCATTTTCAATTTCATCAGGCAACGCAGATGCTAATGGTTATGGAAATTTTGAATTCGCGCCCCCATCGGGATTTTTGGCGTTATGTTCAAAAAATTTAGGAAGTGATGGAGGTTAAATGGCAGCTTATACAGGAGTAGACAATCCAGAATTATATTTTCAAACAAAGCTCTATACCGGTGATGGTAGTACACCATCTATTACTTTAGATGGTGATGAGAACATGCAACCGGATTTACTTTGGATTAAATGCAGAAGTGATGGTAGTACATCAAGCTCTTTACAAGATGCGATAACAGGTGTAGATAAAAATATAAAGTCAGATTCAACTGCTGCTCAATCAGATGATGATTTTGTTACAGCATTTGGTTCAGATGGTTTTACTTTATCAAATTCAAACGAAGTTAATCAAGATACAAGAACTTTTGTAGCTTGGTGCTGGAAAGCATCTAATACAACTGCATCTGATACAAATGGTTCTATAAACTCAACTGTTTCAGTAAATACTACAGCAGGAATTAGTATTGTATCTTATACAGGTGCTGGGCAAACTCCTGATACAGTAGGTCACTCTTTAGGTACAATACCTAAAATGATGATAATTAAAAATTTAGTAACAGCTGTTAATTGGTCAGTATATCATGAAGATATAGGTAATACACATGGATTATATTTAAATGATAATGATGCAAAAGTAGATGATGTTGATTTATGGTATGATACTACTCCGACAAGTTCTTTATGGACAATGAGTAATTCTACAAAATGTAATCAAGGAAGTAGAGGTCATATAGCATACTGTTTCACAAATGTTCAAGGCTACTCAAAATTTGGAACCTACACCGGAAACGGAAATGCTGATGGACCATTTACTTATCTAGGATTTTTACCAAGTTTAATTATAATTAAGCGAACTGATAGTACAGGAAACTGGGTTATAGAAGATAATAAAAGGCTTGGATATAACCAAGCTAATTATCATCTATATCCAAATTTAGCTAATGCAGAAAGTGCTAATTATTATATAGACCAATTAAGTCATGGTTTTAAAGTGAGAGCAGATAGTGCTGATATTAATGCTTCAGGTGGAACATACATCTACGCAGCTTTCGCAGCAGCACCCTTCGCAAATTCAAAAGGAGTAACAAATAACGCAAGATAATTATGCTACAGAAAATTAACATACAACCTGGATTTAATAAACAAGTCACATCAACGGGTGGTGAAGGCCAATGGGTTAGTGGTGATTATGTACGTTTTAGATATGGTTCACCAGAAAAAATAGGTGGTTGGGCTCAATTAGGGGACATAACTTTAACTGGAAGGAACACAGCTATACACCATTTTGTTAATGCAAGTGGTATCAAGTATGCAGCTTTAGGTACAAATAGAATGTTGTATGCATATTCTGGAGGAGCATTCTATGACATTACTCCTCTTAAAAGTACAACATCATTAACAAGTGCTTTTTCAACAACACAAAGTGATGCAACTGTTACATTAACTTTTTCATCTGCTCATGGTATTTCTAAATATGATATTATTTATTTAGATAATTTTTCATCTATTACTAATTCTAATTTTGACTCTGATGATTTCGATGATTATACTTTTATGGTTACAACCATTCCAAGTTCAACAACAATTACCATTGAAATGGGATCAGTTGAATCTGGATCAGGAGCAACCACATCAGGCGGTATAAGAGTTAGACATTATTATTCAATAGGACCTGCAGTTGAAGCGTCAGCTGCTGGTTGGGGACTTGGATTATGGGGTGGTACTGTTGCAGGTGAAGCAACATCAACTCTAGATGGTGCTTTAACTTCAGGTTCATCTAGCATTGTCCTTGATGATTCGTCAGCTTTTCCAGCTTCAGGATCAGTTTTAATAGATAATGAACGTATTGCTTATACATCAAATACTACTGGTACAGGAACTCTAGGAGGTTTAACTAGAGGATCAGATAACACAACAGCTGCCTCACATAATGATGCTGCAACCGTAACTGATGCTTCTGAATATACCAAATGGGGTGCATCGCAAACAGGTGACATTATTACAGCCCCTGGTCTATGGTCCTTGGACAATTATGGAAATAAACTTATTGCAACTATCGTTGATGGTTCAACTTTTGAATGGGATTCAGATGCAGCTGGTGCAACATCTACAAGAGCAACAATCGTTGCCAATGCACCAACAGCAGCAGTTCAAACTTTAGTATCTACACCCGATAGACACTTAGTATTCTTTGGAACAGAAACAACTATTGGTACAACATCAACTCAAGATGATATGTATATCAGATGGTCGGACCAAGAATCAATTAATGCCACAACTTCTTATGCGCCTTCCGCAACTAATACCGCTGGTACACAGAGACTGGCCGATGGAACACGGATCGTGGCAGCTTTAAGAGGTAGGGATGCAATTTACGTTTGGACTGATACATCTTTATTTATTATGAGATTTGTTGGTTCACCTTTTACTTTCTCATTTCAACAAGTTGGTACAAACTGTGGATTAATTGGAAAGCATGCAGCCGTTGAGGTTGATGGTTCTGCTTACTGGATGTCGGAGAATGGTTTCTTTAGATACACTGGTAAACTAGAATCTTTAGCATGTTTAGTTGAGGACTATGTTTATGATGATATTAACACAGTTCCTAAAAACCATATTTATGCAGGATTAAATAACTTGTTTGGAGAAGTTACTTGGTTTTATCCTGGTAGTGGTGCTGCATCTAACAATAGATCAGTAACTTATAACTTTATGGATTCAACACCTGAGCGACCCGTGTGGACTACAAGTTCTTTATCAAGAAGTACTTGGGCGGATTCATCTATATTTGGAAAACCCCACGCAACAGAATATGACTCATCTGCTACAAGTTCTTCAACAGTTGGTAATACTGATGGTGTTTCAGTTTACTTTGAACACGAAACAGGACAAGATCAAATTAAAGCTGGAGCAAGAACTGGTATTTCAGCAAGTATTCAATCAGGTGATTTTGATATCTCTATGGGTCAAGGAGGTGGAGCAGATTTAAGAGGAGATGGTGAATATATGATGAAAATTAGAAGAGTACTTCCAGACTTTTTATCACAAACAGGTGATGCAAGAGTTACATTAAATTTAAAAAATTATCCAACGGACTCAGAAGCAAGTTCTTCACTTGGACCCTTTACATCTTCAACAACTACTACTAAAATAGACACACGTGCAAGAGCAAGAGCTATAGCTTTAAAAGTAGATAACACTAGTACTAAACAACACTGGAAACTTGGTACGTTTAGACTAGATATACAAGCGGATGGGAGAAGGTAATGCCTATTAGAGTATTAGAAGACATAATTCAACCAGGAGCAACACCATCATCAGGATATGCAGGTCGCTACCCTAAAGTAGATATGCCTGCGTCAGTTTTGGAGGCTCAAAGAGCAAATCAAAAGAAGGTAATGCCTAATATATTAGATAAAGCTTTAGCTGTAGCTTCAGTCCCTTATAATTTTGCAAAAGGAATTATTGGTAACCCTTCACACCCTGGAGCAGTAACACAAGTATCTTTAACACAAGCTCAAAAAGAACGTTTAAATGAAATAGCACAAGCAAAAAGAACGCCTACTGGCACTATTAATTATTCAGACTATGGAAGTCCTACTAAAACTTTTAGTGGAATTAGTGGTATGACTCCATTAGACGCTTCTTTAGCTACAACAATGGGTGGGACTGGTTATACTAAAAATCCTGATGGAAGTATAAATTACACTGGAGGTGCGTATGATTTTAATAAGGGAAATGTTATTACTGATTTTATTGATAGAGGTGGAATAATAGGAGCAGCAGACAGATTTGGTAAAAATATTTATGATAAATTTAATCCAGAAGAAACTTCTATTGATCCAACAGGCAAGAATTTATTTACGAAACATGGTTATGAAGATGATGAATATGATTTTTCTGGAATAGAAGGTCAGACTGCATTTAATCCAGCTATGAAAAAAATATGGGATATGTATAGAGTTTATAATACAGCTAAAAAGGCAAAAAAATATGGACCAAAAGTTATTGATAAAGGTAAACAACTCATTAAAAAGAAAATTACAGGTGGAGGGAAGAAAATTATTACAAAGAAAAAGAAAACTCCTACACCCCCAGGAGAAAAAGGTGGACCAGGATATATTCCACCTAAAAAGAAATATACACCACCTTCTCATCAAACAGGTGGAAGTGGAGGTGTACATAGTGGTATGAAGACTACTAAAAAGAAATATACACCACCTTCTCATCAAACAGGTGGAGCTGGAGGTGTACATAGTGGTATGAAAACTACTCCATCAAGAAGACACACTGGCCATGGTAAAAGTGGAAGGGGCAGAGATCCAGATAGATGGAAAGCTGATGGTGGACTAATAAAACTTTTTAAATACGGAGGTTTCCTTGGCTAGAATTGTACAATCATTAACACAACCTTTAGAAAAATACGATCAACAAATACAACTTTCATTTGTTAGAGATATTGATAGTATAGTACAAAAATTAAACACTTCTTTTCAACAAGACTTGAAAGAAGAAGCAGAGGCGGAGGCTTTTTTCTTTGGCTAATACATTTGTAAACAAAAAGAAGGATTTAACGAGTACTAGTGCTACTACATTATACACTGTACCTACAGCTACAACTGCTGTTGTAAAATCAATATTAGTATCTGAAGACTCAGGTAATGCTGATACTATAACAGTAACTATAACTGATACCGATGATGCTGTGTTTAGCCTATTTAAGACTAAAGCTATATCAGCTAACGCAACAACCGAATTATTATCTGCACCACTAGTTGTTGCAGAAAGCGAAGTAGTAAAAGTAACCGCAGCAACAGCCAATAGACTACATGTTGTACTGTCTGCGCTCGAAATTAAGCCTAGAGCAGTAACATAGACTTGATTTACTTGTGAAAAACAAGTATTATTATAAACCCAGGTGAAATTCCTGCCTTTTAAAATTAACACACAAAATTATGGCTATAAATTATAACACAGGAATATCATCGTTAGAAACAGGTGCACCAGATATAAGATATACAGGTGACGAAGGACCTAAATCTCCACAAGAAGAAATGCAAATCGCAGGTGGAGAATACGATCGTGCAATAGAACTTCTTGAAAAAGTTAGAGAGAATATACCTCTATCAGATGAAGAAAAAATGGAATTACAAGGGTTAATAAAAACTCTTACAGCGAAAGGAATTCCTGTTGAACAACTAATAGGCGAAGAGCAAGGTAGAGGAGGCATACAAATGGCTTCTGCTGCTGATCCATTATTGCAAGATGAATACGATAAGTATGTTTTTGAAATGGAAGAACAAGAACTTCAACCAATGTCCTTAGAAGAATTTAGACAACAAGCTGTAGCTGGTATGGCTACTGGTGGGAGAGTTGCGATGATGGGAGCTGGTATAGTACAAGAAAAACAAAGACAAGAAAAACAAAGACAAAAATCATGGAAAGACACAACTCATCATGGTGGAGGTGGAAAAGATGCTTCTACTGTAAGTTTTGCCAAATCTGCATACGCAGGTGATAAAACAGGATATGAAAATCTTGTTCAAACACGTGGTGTAAGAGATGATAATACAGGTCAAGTAATTACAGACCTTAGTGATCCTAGAGTATCTGGAGGACCAAAAAAAACAGTACAACAAAAATACGAAGGAGCAACTGGAGTAGGTGAGGATTGGATAGAAGACGAGGTTGAGAAGGACAAGGACCTTGATGCATGGAAAAAACAACAAGATAAATTAGACAAAAGAAAAAGATTTTTAGCTAGATTAAAATATAAAGCTCCCCCAGGAATGATAGGTGGGATGCTTGGAAATGTTCTAGGCTTAGAAGATAATATGTATAAACTAGCTAATCGTTATCTTGATTTAGGCGAATACATGGGGAAAGATATATACAGCTTGGATGATAAAGAAATGGATGAATTACACAAACAATTTATGAAGGATTTAAGTGCGGGGAAAACTAATATATATGGTACGACTCATCCTAATTGGAGAACAGAAACAATTGGTGGTAAACAAGTATACATGCCATCAGGCGCTGGTGATGAGAGTCATATGACGCCACCAAGTCCTTTATGGCAAAGACTAGGTTATGGTAGTGAACAAGAATATATAGACGCTGGTGGTCTTCTTCCAGGAATACCTACACCAATACCTACACCAGATCCAGATATCCCTACAGGGACGGCAACTTTACCTTATACAGTAAATCCTCTTGCAGATGATTTAACACAAGGCCGTGGTGGATGGTTCTATAACGATGGTGGTAGAGCAGGATACGCTGGCGGTG